CGCCGGTTCTGCGACGGCATATGTGCAGCAGCAGGTTGACACCAGAAATTACCTGCGGTCACTTGGCATTCGTGGCGACGGCCCAAATCACCACCCGTGGGTTCAGAGTCTTTACAGCAATGCCGCGCAGGATGCCATGAAAGCTGCCGGATTCTTGTCGGCTCGCATGGGCGCGTCGACGCCCCTTTCGATGCACGACTCGTTCATGTCAACAGGGGACGAAAAGCGTGTTTATCAGCTTGTCAATTGCTGCACGCTTACCACCGGATTGAGTCTTGGACAGGCGCAAACGGCGGTGACCACGGCTTGCACGACAGAGGGCTACGGTGTCACGCACGTTAACGCGCACGACTTTGCTGTAGCGGACGCTGCCAGCCCGCCGACATGGAGCTTCGACAAGATGACGGAGTTCATGGGGTGGCTCGACGCACAGCGCACTGCTGGCGTTTGCGACATCAAATCGTGGGGCCAGTGGTATGCCGATCTAGCTGGCGTGCCCTACGGTAAGTAATCCCATCCCCTGCCGGTAAACCCATGAAAAAAGTCTACGTACAAGACCCCGCAACCCTTGAGCTAATCCCCAAGGAAGAGTACCAGCGCCGCGAACCCGTAGCGCCGATGATCATGCCCGACATCAAGGGCTATCAGAGCATGCAGACGGGCGAGTGGATCAGTTCGCGCTCACAGCATCGTGAACACCTGAAGCAGCATCGGCTGATCGAAATCGGAAACGAAAAGCAGGTAAACAAGCCTCGCGGACTAGACCGCGCAGGCATCCGCAAAGCCGCAGAGCAGGCGGTTATGAGGTACTGGAAAGACTGAGGCTGACAGGACGCAGCAGCAGGGCACCTTCGGGTGCTTTTTTTACGTCCAAACAAAAGGAATGAGCATGGAAGGTGACTTGGCAACCCAAGAAACCCAACAAGAACCGCAAGATTTGCGCTCGGTGTTGGAGTCGGCCCTAGACAAGCAGGAAGCGCCTGAAACGTCAGAAGCGCCCGTAGAGACAGCGGCAGAAGCCCGCGCACGCGATGAGGCAGGGCGGTTCGCTCCGAAGCCGGAAGAGGCAAAGCCTGCCGAACAACTCCCCGAAAAGCGCCCGCCGTCTTCGTGGAAAAAGGATGCGGCAGCAGAGTTCGACAAGTTGCCCGCGCATGTGCAGGACGAGATTCTTCGCCGCGAGACTGACTTTCACAAGGGCATCGAAGGGTTCAAAACTCACGCCGATCTAGGCAAGAGCATGGAGCGTGCGATTCAGCCGTACATGCAGACGATTCAGTCTCTTGGCGTATCGCCCGACATGGCGGTTAGCAAGCTCTTGCAGGCCGATCACATCTTGCGGACGAGCGCACCGGATCAAAAGGCCGCATACCTGTCGCAACTCGCGCAGGAGTACGGCATTGACCTAGGGCAGGCGCAGGCCATGCCGCAGAAAGACCCCTATACGTTGCAACTGGAGCAGCGCCTGGCGCAGATTCAATCTCAGCAACAGCAGTTCATGCAGTCACAGCAACAGCAGCAGCAGGAATCGCTTAACAGCGAAATCCAGCAGTTTGCAAAGGATGCTGTGCATTTTGAGGCAGTCAGAGAGGATATGGCCGCGCTTTTACAAGCGGGACGCGCCAAAGACCTCAAGGACGCCTATGATATGGCGGTGTATGCCAACCCGCAAACGCGACAAGCCCTGCTAGAACAGCAGCGGCAAGAAGCGTTGAAACAGGCGCAGTCAGCAGCCATTGCAGCCCGTGCGAAATCCGCAGCGGTCAGCGTTCGTGGCAGCTCCCCTGCTTCCGGTTCGGCAAGTGCTCCGACAAGCCTTCGCGCAGCCCTTGAGGCTGCATTCAACGGTTAAACTTCAAAGGAATCATCATGGCTTCATTTGCCAATCTCAGTGACATCATCACTGCGGGTATCCAGTCCCGTACCGGCGCTCTGGCCGATAACGTCAGCCAGAACACTGCTCTCCTGCTGCGTCTCAAGAAGCGCGGCAACGTCAAGACCTTCAGTGGCGGTAACGTCATCCTGCAGGAACTGGCGTACCTCGACGCAAGCACGCGCAACGCGGGTTCGTACTCTGGCTACGATGTCATCGACATCACGCCGAACAGCCCCATCTCTGCGGCTCAGTTCGACATCAAGCAGTACGCTGCCGCCGTGTCGGTCTCGGGTCTGGAGATGATCCAGAACAGCGGCAAAGAGCGCATCATCGATCTGGTCGAGGGCCGCATCATGGTCGCCGAGGCCAACCTGATGGATCGCATCTCTGCTGGCATCTACTCCAACGGCACCGGCAACGGCGGCAAAGACATCACTGGCCTTGCGGCTGCGGTGTCCACGGCTCCGGGTTCTGGCACCTATGGCGGTATCAACCGGCTGAATTTCGCCTTCTGGCGCAACATCAGCTTTGGTGCGGTGACCAACGGCGGCGCTGCTGCGACGGCTGCGAACATTCAGAGCTACATGAACCGCACTGCCTTGCAGTTGGTTCGCGGCACTGACTCCGCTGACCTGATCGTCGCGGACAACAACTACTACCGGCTCTATCTGGAGTCTTTGCAGGCTATCCAGCGTGTCGAGTCTGAAGAGATGGCTGGTGCTGGTTTCTCTGCGCTGAAGTACTACGGCACCGGCAAGTCTGCTGATGTCGTTCTCGACGGCGGTATCGGCGGCGCGATGACGGCTAACCAGATGTATTTCCTCAACACGAAGTACATCTTCTTCCGTCCGCATGCTGAGCGCAACTTCGTGCCAATCGGGGATGATCGTTCGGCAATCAATCAGGATGCAGTCGTGAAGCTGATCGGCTTCTCGGGCAACCTGACTTGCTCGGGCGCTCAGTTCCAGGGCGTTCTGCACGCTGGCTAATCAACCATTCATAGGAGCAAATCAAAATGGCTGCACCTTTCACTGTCACCCCAATTCTCGGGGTTGATCTCAACACCATCACGACGGCGGCTGACATTGCTGCGAACACTGGCGCTGAAGACGCTCCCCAACTCGGGGCGCAGGTTTTCGGCTCTAACGGGCGCATCTACGTGTACGCACAGGCTAACGCCGTGATCTCTGCCAGCGATGCCGATTGCACTGTGAACGCCACCACGTTCCTTGCGACGGCTTCGGGTGGTTCGTACCTGTCGCCTGCGGTCGCAATGGCGTCGGGTGATCGCGGCTGGTTCTCTCGGGCGGGCGTGTAATCATGGCAATCCCTACCCGACTCATGGGTGTGGGGTTGTCGGCGCAACAGGCTATCAACGTCTGCGGCGATGTGGTGAACTCCATCACTGCCGCAGGCACGACGAACGCCGACGCCACCCAACTCTCTGCCGCGATCAATCGCGTTACGACTGCCGCTGCTTCTACTGGTGTGCGACTCATGGCACCCGAGGAAGGCTCTGGCGTGGTTGTCATCAATTCCGGCGCTAACGCAGTGCTGGTCTATCCGTCTACCGGCGCACAAATCAACGCACTGACTGTCACTACTGGCGGTTTCAGCGTTGCTGCCGGTGGCCGCGCTCTTTTTGTCGGCGTGGGTTCTGCGAACTGGTTCGCCATCCTGTCGGCATAAAACCGATGCCCCGGCGGTTCCGGGGCTTCTTTTTTTCAAAGGTGAACTGTGGACAACTCCCCAGCAAACAATCTCTACGTTGAGTTTTACGAGGACGCTCTGGAAATTCCTTTCCGCTCGGAGCAAGAAGGCAGGCCGGTTTATGAGCAGCGCGAGTTCGTTCGAATCATGGTGCCTGGTGACTCCACCAACATCATCGAGGTGCCAGCGACTCAGCAGCACAAAGAGCAATTTCCAAAGCACTACGCTCGGTTCAAGGAAGGTCTGAAGGACGTGGTTGAAGGCACCCCGCTCAAGATGTGGCCGGTCATCAACCGCAGCCAGGTCAAAGAAGCGGAGTATTTTGAGGTGCGCTCTGTCGAGCAGCTCGCAGAACTGTCGGACAACATCTGCAAGCGGATGGGCATGGGCTACATGGAACTGCGGGGCAAGGCCCGTGCGTGGCTTATGTCGGCCAAGGACTCTTCTGTTGTTACCCGTCAGGCGGCTGAAAACGACCGTCTGCAGGCGGAGATTGAACTGCTCAAGACGCAGATTGCAGAACTTGCAACCCCCAAGCGCGGCAGGCCCGCGAAAGAAGTAGCAGAGGCATAACATGCAGAAGTTTCAGGACGTTGTTCTAGATTCGCAGGGGCGTCCTGTTCCTGGCGCTGTCATTGCGGTTCAGTCGTATCCGGGTGGGTCGCCTGCGACGGTGTATGAGACTGACGCGGTGGGTGCGGCGTATGTCCCAACGACTGACGCATTCGGCGCGTTCTTCTTCTATGCGCCAAATGGTCGCTACAACTACACGGTAACGGTTGGTGGGGTGCTTCGCAAAACCGTTACTGATGTAGAGATTGTGGACACTGTTTACATCGCGCAGACTTCTGGGGTTTGGACGCCTACGGACGATTCTGGCGGTCCTGGCGTGCTGTCGGTGGCGTCTGGAGAGTACGTCAAAACTGGACAAATGGTGTTCATTGCGGGGCGCTTTAGGTTTGGTACTACCGGCGACAGCACCGCCGCGCTTTTGGGGGGTCTTCCTTTTGCCGCCAAATCTGGCACACAAAGCTACGCCATCGGCTGCGCCATTCAGGGCAACACTTTCGGGGCTACCGTTAGCTCGACAAATCTTGGCGCATTGATGTTCAGCATTGCGCCCGGAACAACTCAGTTGACGCCACGATGGGGCGACATACCGGGGCTGGTGTGCTCTAACGGGCAACTTGACATTGCAACCATAGAGTTTTCCGGTTGGTACCTGACGGACGCTTGATGTCAGTCATCATCCGATTGACTTTGTTTGAGCGGCTCAAATTACTGTTGAAGGCTTGTTATGCCCGTCATCATCTCCACAAATCCAAGCATCAATAAGTCGCTCTTGGAGATCATCCAAGGCGTATGCCGCAAGCTAGGATTGAATCAGCCTGCGTCGGTGATCGGATCGAACGACCGCAACATCACCCAACTGCAGGAAATTGCCAACGAGGAAGGACAGGAACTTGCCGACTCCTACGAGTGGCAGATTCTGAACTTTGAGGTGCAGTTCTTTGCCGTGGCTACGGAGTCGCAGGGGAACCTGAACGACATCGTTGATGGGAATCTAGGCTGGATCATCAACGACACCATCTGGAACCGAACGACAAACCGCCCTTTGTTCGGCCCCCTGAATGCTGCTCAATGGCAGTTGATGAAGGCACGCGCAGCCGCTGGGCCGTTCTCCGAGTACCGCATTCGCGGGAATGAACTGCTGCTATACCCGCCTCCAGACGCTGGCGATGACTGTCATTTCGAGTGGATAAGCAAGGACTTCTGCCAAAACGCCACGGGAACGACCAGCTATCGAGAGTGGAACGCTGACAGTGATGTAAGCATTCTGGATTCGCGTTTGATGTCGCTGGGCATTGTGTGGCGATGGAAGCAACTCAAAGGACTGGAGTATCAGAAGGACGAACAGAAATACCGCATCGCCATCGATCAGGCGAAAGGGCGGGACGGTACAAAGCCTGCGCTGTACTTGTCTAGGCGGCGCGAGACTTTCCTGCTGACGACAAACAACCTGCTCGAT